GTGATCACCTGCTCGTAGGAATGTCTGTCGGATCCTTCGTACGACTGATCGTTACAAGTCCTGAGACTGTTACAAGTCCGAATGAGCAGGATTCCTAGGTTGTGTTATAGTACAACCTATGGACAAATCCTCTTGCTTCAAAGGTCAGACAGTTCACTTCACGTGTAACGGTCGTGGTCGTGGTGGTCACTATCACGTCACCGGTGTCGTCACGAAGGTGAACTCGAAGAACGCCCTGATCACCGAGGTCAAAGGTTCGTACAGCCCCGGCACTCGCTGGAACTGGCCGATCGCCGATCTGACATCTGAAGAGGTGTATCGTGAGAAGTGCGCTCGCACTGCCGCTGCGTACAAGGCCGGTGGTGCTTCAGCCGTCATTCAAGCCCTGAAAGAGGAGTTCGCACTGTGAACATTCTCCGCCGCATCTGGAGTTTCCTCCTGTTCTGGCCGATCGCTGCGCTGCTGATCCTTGCCTGGCTGTTCGGCGCTCCGTACAAGATCACAAAGACCATCAACGGCCAGAAGACCGTCGTTGGTACTCTTCGCTGGTTCAAATACACCAAGGTCTGATAAATGTCGATCGCATTCTTCCGCTCGTTCTGGAACGAGGTCAAGCAAACACCGCAGTGGGCCACGATGGCTGCCACTGTCGAGGGCTCCGAGTGGCATCGTGAGGCGAACGTCGCCGTGCACACGACGATGTGCATCGAGCACTACATCCAGAACACAGCTCAGCACCGCACTGGTCGCGAGCAGTTGATGACGTTGATGACGCTTCTGTTCCACGACTTCGGGAAGCCCGAGGCCGAGGAGGTCGTCGAGCGCAAGGACGGGTCCGGTACCACGTACCATCGGTACGCTGGCCACGAGCCAGTGTCGGCGAACGAGTTCATCTCGTTCGTGTGCGATCACGAGACATTGATGAAGAAGTTCTTCGCTCGTGGGTACGGCTGGGAGGACATCCGGAAGATCAAGTTCATGATCGAGCATCACTTGCCGTTCGGGTTGAAGAACGTCACGAAGCGTCAGAACTTGCGGAACACCGTCGAAGAGACGTTGGGTCAGGACGAGCAGTGCTTCTACGATCAGTTGTGGTCGGACTGCTGTGGACGGATCTCGGACAACCACGATCAGAAGAAGGCCGATGCTGGCGCTTGGATCACCGAGTTCAAGGCGATGCCGACGACTGCCACGAAGGAGCCGAAGGCTGGAGCGCCGGTGATGTACGTGTTGTGCGGTACCGTTGGTGCTGGGAAGTCCACGTGGATGACTCGGTTCCAGCGGTTGAACATCGGCGAGAAGATGATCGTCGTGTCTGAGGACTACTACCGGTTGGCGTACTGGCAGGCTACGCAGTGGCAGGCTGGCGATGTCAAGATGGATGCGAAGACTGAGTACGCAACGGCTTGGAAGTACTGCGCGATGGAAGACAGCAAGGGTTACGACGCGTACGCCAAGGAACAGTTGCGGTTGGCTGTTGAGTCGGGAAAGACGTTGATCTTGGATCGGACGAACCAGACTCGGAAGTCGCGTGGACCGTGGATCACTGCTGCGAAGTCGAAGGGCTACCGAATCGTTGCTGTCGAGTTCTACATCTCCGAGCAGGTCATGCACGAGCGTCAGAAGACTCGGCCAGAGAAGGACGTGCCGTACCACCGCGCGCACCAGATCTTCATGGCCATGGAGACTCCGTGGTTCCCGATCGAGATCGACGAGTTCGAGATCGTTCCACCTTGGAACTGACGCATCGAATACAGCATTAGGTGCTGAATAAGGAATGGGGACTTCGGTCCCCATTTTTGCGTCTATCACAAATTCGTTGTAACGTGTTCCTATTCCTCGGACGAAGGGCGGCACCACCTTGTTACAATGACTCCACTGGCACTAAATGCCACTCGTTTCCTGTGTTCATCAGCAGGGGACGATAAATACAGCGTGGACGAAAGAGTTCACGACTTTTCAACAACTTTGATTTTGGAGAATGAAACATGGCAAAGCGCTCCCTCGCAGAACTGACAGAACAGTTCAAGCAGAAGACAACTGAAGGTTCCGGCAACGCAACCTGGAAGCTGTTCTTCAACTTCTGGAAGGCCGATATGGACACCGTGTCCGTCGTCCGGTTCCTCCCAGACGCCGACGAAGAGAACCCGATGGGCTTCCTCGTCGAGAACCTCGCCCACGAACTCGTCATCAATGGCAAGCGTGAGAAGGTCCCGTGCCTGAAGATGTACGGTGAAGACTGCCCGATCTGCACCCTGTCGCAGAACTACTACGACGAGAAGTCGGCAGACCACAACGAACAGCTCGGCAAGAAGTACTACCGCAAGAAGAGCTACATCGGCCAAGTGCTGGTCATGGAGACCCCGATCGAACACGACGCTGAACAGCTCGTGAAGCTGATCGAGTTCGGGCCGGCGGTGTTCAAGCAGATCCAAGCCGCGTTCCAGTCGGGTGACCTCGAAGAGGCTCCGTTCGAACTGAAGGGTGGGTACAACTTCCGGATCAAGAAGACGAAGTCCGGCGAGTACGCTTCGTACACCACTTCGAGCTTCGCTCCGAAGCAGACCGATGTCGGCGACGACGTGATCGAGAAGCTCGAGCTGTTCAACCTCGCCGACTACCGCACGGCCCGCGTCACGCGTGACGTTCTCGAAGCGATGCTCGTCGCTGACCAGACCGGCTCGACGTACGGCGACGGCGCAAAGGCTGACGCTCCGAAGAACACCGGTCTCACTCTGAACAAGAAGGCCACTCCGGCTGCTTCGAAGGCTGACGCCGACGAGACTCCGGCTCCTGCCGCTGCTACGGCCGCATCGACTGGCGCGAAGCCTTCGATCGTCGAGACCCTCCGCGCCCGTGCTGCCGCAGCCAAGGCTGCTCAAGCCGAGTAAGTCAATGTAAGCACGATCGTACTAGTTCGCTAGTACTTTCGTGCTTCGTAACTCTAAGGAGCCTCAATGGCAGGACTACCATTCCTCGAGAAGTTCAAGAAGGAAGTCGCGAAGCTTGACACCGTTGGTGTTGGCATTCGCACGACTGAGATCTGGCTGACGACCGGGAACTACGCACTGAACCGTGCGCTCTCTGGCGATTACTTGCGCGGCATCCCGCTGAGCAAGCTCTCCGGCTTCATGGGTCCTTCGGGCTCTGGGAAGTCGTTCATCGCCGGGAACCTGTGCCTTCAAGCGCAGATCGACGGGTACCACGTGCTGTTCCTCGATTCGGAACACGCGATCGACGTTGACTACCTGAGCAAGATCGGTGTGAACGTTTCGGAAGATGCTCTCACGTACCTCTCGGTCACCACGATCGAAGACGTGAACGCGATCCTCGCCGAGTTCTTCAGCAACTACAAGAAGACGTACGGGAAGAACAACCCAGACGCCCCGAAGACGCTGATCGTTCTCGACTCGCTGGCGATGCTCTCGTCAACGACCGAAATGGTGAACTACGAGAAGGCCGGCGAAATCAAGGGTGACCAAGGTCAGCTCGCGAAGCGTCGGAAGGCAATGCTGCGACTGGCCGTCGGGAACATCGGGAACCTCCCGATCTCGATGCTTGTCACGGACCACGTGTACCCGGCGGACATCATGCTCGGTGACGGTGCTTGGGCTATCACGAACTCCGTGAAGTTCTCGCTGTCGATCATCGGGATCGTGACGAAGCTGAAGCTCAAGGACGAAGGTGAAGTCACCGGCGTTCGGATGCGGTTCGAGACGTACAAGTCACGGTTCGCGAAGCTCGGTACGAAGGTCGAACTCGAAGTGCCGTACAACAAGGGGATGTCACCGTTCTCTGGGTTGGTCGAGCTCCTCGAAGCCGACGGCGTGATCGCCAAGGGTACGGAAGCCGGTGAGAAGCTGAAGTGGGTCGCTCACGTGAATGGCGAGAAGATCGCGTTCAAGGAGAACGAGCTCACGAAGGAACTCGCCGAGAAGATCCTCCAGCACCCGAAGTGCAAGCCGATCCTGGTTCGCGGTGGGCCAGAAGCAGAAGTCACCGAAGCTGCGATCGACGCTGTTGTCGATCAAGACGAAGTTCTAACATCAACACTCGTGCTCAAGAAGCGCGGCAAGAAGGAGTAATCAATGGCACAAGAATCCACAATCGTGATCCAATGCGTGAACGGTGGGTACGTTCTGAACACCCCAGGTGACAATGACGAAGGTCGCACCGAAGTGTTCACGTCGACCGCGAAGCTCACCAAGGCAGTTCGCGCCGCGATCGAAGAGTTCACCCTCGTCCCGAAGACGAAGGCTGACGCTGTCGACGCCGAGTAATCGGACTGAACTGATCGAGATGGGGCTTCGGCCCCATTGTCGTCTATGCACATCACCGAGATCGCGATCGCAAGGATCGCCCACATTTCGCCCGACGGACCCTTCAAGTTCAGTACGCACGGGTCGTTGGATCAGGGGTTCCACGTCGACCTCGTTCCGAATGCAGAACCACTGCCATTCGATGTTACAATCAGTTCTGATCCGTGGATCATTGCTGATCTGACTTCGGTCAGCCACTTGTCTGGACGAACCGTCGATGTAATCGATGACGAGTTCATCATCACGAACCGCACATGAGTTTCCTATTCACTCTCGATGAAAGCAAGCTGGGAGAACAACTTCCAGAGATCTTCGATGCCGTTGAGCTCGAGATCGCGAAGGCCGAACCGTTGTTCGACATCGAGGGCATCCGTCTGGAACTTCTGGCTCGCGATCTTCCGAAGCATCAAGGTCACTACGACCTGAAGGCGCAAGAGATGAAGCAGTTGATGAAGTGGCTCGAGAACTACAAGGGCAAGCAGGAAGCGATCCTCCTGAAGAACTACAACAAGGGTCAACGCGCTCTGTCCGCAACCGATCAGCGCATTCTGATCGGCGGCGAGAAGGACATCGTTGAGACGAACCAGCTGATCATCGCTACAACTTTGCTGTACGGGAAGCTCGACGCGATCGTCGAAGCGTTCAAACAGATGGGTTGGATGATCGGGCACATCACGAAACTAAGGGTCGCCGAACTCGGCGACATCATCATCTAATGGCCAAGATCAAATCAATCCGCAGCATCGGCGAACCTGAGACTTCGTATAGCATTTCAGCAGACTGCTCGTACTTCGAAGAGATGTGCTGGAAGGCAGAGCACGCGCTCGACCCAGCTGAACAAGCTGCAGCAAAGCGAGAAGTCGATTGGATGGTGAAGGCGAACAATGATGCCCTCGAGGACGACCGAATGAAGCTGGAACAATCGATCACCGAACACCTGAATGAAGAAGTCGGCAGCCTGTTCGACGGGATCCATTTCAGCTCGAACGATGACCTCACGCGAATGAGCGTTCGCTCGCACCTGAACGGTGTGCTTCAGAGCTTGATGAACAACCGGCACATTCAAGACTACACGGTCGTCTGTGATGCCTCGAACAACCCGAACAGCGTGATCGAAGCGAATGATCTGGTTGTCGATGTTGCAATCAAGCTTGGACCTTCTAAGGGGTTCATGTACATGCCGTACCGGAAGCATGGGTTCGCTGCCGTTGATGTCGATCTGGCCATCGGCTCGAACGGGAACTCGCCGTCGAACCGTGGGTACCCATCCGCCGGCCAAGGGATCGTCTCCGGTGGATACGTGAACGCAACTGGCGCCGCAGCAATCGGGAACATGGTCGGCCAGCTCTCGCCAAACGGCTCCACGTACACGTTCACTGCTGGACAACCGATCACCATCTCGATGCCGGAACAGAAGCAGACCGCTGACCTCCCGTCGATCGAATGGAACTGCCGTGATGAGTCCGGCCAGATGATCAAGATGGTGTTGAAGCCAGAGGGCACGATCGGTGCTCACGAAGCCCTGCAACTGATGATGCTTCTGCAATCGTCAACAGCTTCTCCGCTCGCGTTCTCGCCGTACCTGTACGTGAAGAAGCACAGCCTCGAGCGTCACTTTCGGTTCTCGGCCGTATGACCAAGAAGGCGTACATCCGCATCCACGATGAGGTGTACTGTCAAGTCACTGGACTTGAACCTCAGGATCAAGAGTTCCTAGAACACAAGTTCGCGGTCGCCGTTGAGGGCGCGTTCTTCATGCCCGCGTACAAGCTCGGTCGTTGGGACGGGAAGATCAAGTTCTTCGAGAAGACCGGCAAGGTTTACTGGCGCCTGTTGGACGAGATCATGCCGTACCTGGAAGGTTGGGGCTATGAAATCGTGCTCGAGGACGATCGGAAATCCGCTTCCCTGATCACGACTCGAATCGATTCTGAGTGGTTCCAGCGCGTCCCTGACATGGCCCTGAAGGTAGTACTCAGGCCGTACCAAGTTGATGCCGTGAACGCGGCCTTGACTGCTACGACTGGGTTCGTTGAGGCTGCCACCGGTTCAGGGAAGACGTGGATGGTCGCTGGTCTCGCGTCCGTCCTGAACGCTGAGGAGCGTCGTGTCATTGTGATCGTGCCGTCATCGGACCTCGTGTCGCAGACGGCAGCCACGTTCCGTCTTGGTCAACTTGACGTCGGGATTTACAGCGGCGACAAGAAGGACGTGCACCACCTGACTGTGGTCGCGACTTGGCAAGCTCTTCAGAACAACCCGCGTGTCGTCGAGGACTTCGACGCTGTGATCATCGACGAGGCGCACGGCGCTACGGCGAAGACGATCGGCGAGCTGATCAATGTCCATGGCCGGAACATCCCGTATCGTTGGGGATTCACCGGCACGATGCCGAAGCCGAAGCTCGATCAGATGACGCTTCGTGGTTCGCTTGGTGAAGTGCTGTACAAGATCAGCGCTGCCGATCTGATGCGCATGGGGTACCTCGCTGAACTCGAGATCGAACCGATTCAGATCATCGACGACTCGATCGAAGAGGAGTTCCCGGATTACAGCTCCGAGAAGACGTTCCTCTCGAAGTCGCCAGATCGTCTTGACCTGATCGCTGACCTGATCATCTCGAAGGCACAGACGTACGGGAACACTCTTGTGCTCGTGAACTCGATCAAGCAAGGGAAGCAGCTTCAGAAGCTCATCAAGGACTCTGTGTTCCTGCACGGTGCCGACGAGAACGATGTTCGCGCCGAGTGGTACTCGATGTTCGAGAAGCGCGATGACTTGATCGTGATCGCTACTTCAGGGATCGCTTCAACCGGGATCTCGATCGATCGTGTGTTCTGCCTGTTCATGATCGATGCCGGCAAGAGCTTCGTGAAGTGCATTCAATCAATCGGACGTTCGCTCCGTCTCGGTCACGACAAGACGAAGGCGCACTGCTGCGACGTGCACTCGAACCTGAAGTGGTCGATGAAGCATTGGCGCGAACGGAACAAGTACTACAAGGAGGCCGAGTACAAGGTCTCGAAGACTGTGAAGGTGAAGGTATGAGTCTGCACAAGATGATCGTTGACGATGAAGCTTGGAACATGGAGAAGCACAACATGATCCTCGAGCGTCATCCGCAAGAAGGTGTCGAGCCAGATTGGCTTCGCATGACCGAGATCGTGGTGCCGACTGAGCGTGACAAGGCTCAGCTGCTCGCAGCGTTCGAGTACTTGCACGACAACAGAACGATTGACACGGACTTCATGGCCGTGAACCTCCTCGTGCACACGTACATGAACCCAGAACTGATCAAGGTGCGCCCATGAAGCTCATTGAATCCGGCGTGATCGTCGAAGCCGGCGTGCCGAACAGAAACGGTCGCGTGTACCCACGTGCTGTCCTCGAACAGATGATTCGTGAGGTCGAACGAAAGTCCGTCCCAGCTCGTGTGTTCGGCTCGATCGGCATGCCTTCCGGTGTCGAGGTCGATCTCTCAAAGGTCTCGCACACAGTCTCCGATTTGCACATCACCGAGGACGGAAAGGTCCTCGGCAAGGTGATGATCCTTGACACGCCACAAGGGCGCATCATGGAGAAAGTACTCGAAGCAGAACCCGACCGGCAATTCCGTCTTGCCGGTATCGGGAAGCTCGAAGACAACGATGATGGCACGACGACCGTCACCGACTTCCGTCTTCTCTCAATCAACCTCGTCCGCGACGGAGCCTAAATGCAAATCCTCTCAGAAGTCAATCGTCCGTACATCATCGACAGCTTCACCGCGCCCATGGGCGTGTCTCACTTCTGGACGTTCAGCGGGCACATGATGGACTTCAAGCTCGAAGAGGCTTCGTACCTCGAAGAGATCGTTGGCCAGACGATTCGCATTCGGGTTCAGAACCTTGAGATCGATCTGCCCGCCTCGTGGATGATCATGATCGTCGACAAGGAGACGTACACGATCGACATGGTGCCGCTTGCGCAGTGCGCTTCGTTCGACCAAGACGTCCTGCTGTTTTCACCTGATGACAGCAAGCTCGTGTCTGGCAAGGTCACGGTGCTCGACTTCAAGAAGAAGTCAGCCTGCATCGCTCCCGAGATCCCGAAGGGCTCAGCGATGATTCACCCGACTGGACCTGAGCTATCTCATGGCCGCTCGATCTTCTACGGAATCGTTGTCGGACCACACGATTTGTACAGGTGGATTGGTGGCAAGGCGATCGGCGATATCCTGGGATAGTCTCCTGCTAAATAGCTGTACCGAACAAGCAGGAGACACCGATCATGACCACGTACACGAAGGCCTTTGAGGCAGCAGTTGACCACGCGATGTTGTACGAGGTTGGTGGATTCTGGAAGGTCACGCCCGAAGTTCAGACTGGCGCTTGTGAAACCCCGGCCCAAAAGAAGGCTACGGGGTACGGCAATGACCCAGATGATGCCGGTGGCGAAACGAAGTTCGGTGTGGCGAAGAACGCGAACATGGACCTTGACATCAAGGCTCTGACGTGGGACGGTGCGAAGGAAGTGTACTACAAGCGGTACTGGCTTGGTGGTGCATGCGATCAGATGCCGTCTCGCCTTGCGGTTCTTCACTTCGACGGCTGTGTGAACCACGGCATCAAGAAGGCAGGGATGTTCCTGCAGATGGCAGTGAATACGACCCCAGATGGCGCCGTTGGTCCAGCAACGCTGGCAAAGGTTGCCCTCGCCCATGAACTCGAGACTTGCGGGAAGGTCTGTGACCTCCGCGCTCAGTTCTATCGTGACATCGTGACGAACAAGCCAGTTCAGGCGAAGTACTTGAATGGCTGGCTCCGTCGGATCAACGAAATGAGGACATTCGTCCTCGACACAACCCGCTCTTTCGAGTAAGCACTCGAATGTTCTACGGCCCCGTAAAGGGGCCATTTTGCGTTCGAGAGCGCGATCCTCCTTTCCGGTTACGGCAATCGTAACATCTCAGTACAATAGGCATATGATCATTTCAACCAAACAATCACTTCCCGTTCAGGAGCCCAACCCAATGCTGTACGAAACGTACATTGCGAAGTCACGATACGCTCGGTACCTCGATGCCGCGAAGCGTCGCGAGAACTGGTCCGAGACCGTCGGCCGGTACATGTCGAACATGGCAGCACACCTCGAGTCGAAGCACTCGTACAAGATCCCAGCTGACCTGTACACCGAACTCGAACAGGCGATCGTGAATCGCGAAGTGATGCCGTCGATGCGGGCATTGATGACTTCTGGCAAGGCGCTTCAGCGCGACAACACGTCGGGGTACAACTGCTCGTACCTGCCGGTCGATGACATCAAGTCGTTCGACGAAGCGATGTACATCCTGCTGTGCGGCACTGGCGTCGGGTTCTCGGTCGAGCGTCAGTACGTGAACAAGCTTCCGGAGATCCCAGAACGGATCTACGACAGCGAGACCACGATCGTCGTGTCCGACAGCAAGGAAGGCTGGGCGAAGGCTCTTCGTCAGCTGATCTCGCTGCTGTACTCCGGCGAAGCTGCCCAGTGGAACACCGACAAGGTTCGTCCGGCTGGCGCTCGTCTGAAGACGTTCGGCGGTCGTGCTTCGGGTCCTGGTCCTCTGATTGCGTTGTTCGAGTTCGTGGTTCGCACGTTCAAGAACGCGCAAGGTCGGAAGCTGAACTCGCTCGAGTGCCATGACATCATGTGCAAGATCGGCGAAGTCGTCGTCGTCGGTGGCGTTCGTCGCTCGGCAATGATCTCGCTGTCGAACCTCTCCGACGACCGGATGCGTCACGCGAAGGCTGGTGCTTGGTGGGAGACGCAAGGCCAACGTGCCCTTGCGAACAACTCGGCATGCTACACAGAAACACCTGATGTTGGCGTGTTCATGCGCGAATGGCTCTCGCTGTACGAGTCGAAGTCCGGTGAACGCGGGATCTTCAATCGTGAAGCCGCGATCAAGGTCGTGAAGAAGAACGGTCGTCGTGACCCGAACTTCGAGTTCGGTACGAACCCGTGCTCCGAGATCATCCTCCGCCCGTACCAGTTCTGCAACCTGACCGAAGTGATCGTTCGTGCTGAAGACACCGTCGAGTCGCTGAAGCGCAAGATGCGTCTCGCTTCGATTCTTGGCACGTTCCAATCGACCCTCACGCACTTCCCGTACCTGCGGAAGATCTGGCGTGACAACACCGAAGCTGAACGTCTGCTTGGCGTCTCGATGACTGGTGTTCTCGACAATGCGATGTTCACAGACCCAGAGAACACCGAGACACCGGCGATCCTCGAGGAACTGAAGGCGTACGCCGTCGACGTGAACCGCGTTCTGGCTGAAGAGCTCGGGATCCCGCAAGCCGCTGCCGTCACCGCGATCAAGCCGTCCGGCACCGTGTCACAACTGTGCGACACCGCCTCTGGCCTGCACGCTCGTCACGCCGAGTTCTACTACCGTCGCATTCGTGCTGACAACAAGGACCCGCTCACGCAGTTCATGATCGATGCTGGTGTTCCGCACGAGCCAGACGTCACGAAGCCGCATTCGACGACAGTGTTCACGTTCCCGAAGAAGGCACCTCACGGCGCGCTGCTTCGCAAGGACCTCACGGCGATTCAGCACTTGAAGCTCTGGCTGATGTTCCAACGGCACTACTGTGAACACAAGCCTTCCGTCACGATCTCCGTGACTGAGAAGGAATGGCCAGAGGTCGGAGCGTTCGTTTGGAACCACTTCGACGAGATGTCCGGTGTCTCGTTCCTGCCGTACGACGGTGGTTCGTACCGCCAAGCCCCGTACGAGGATTGCACTGAGAAGCAGTACTCGGATCTGCTCGCGAAGAT